CATTATTTCTTAATCTCAAAGTGTACCAAGTCATCAAAACGATTGTCTTTGGTCTGGGTGTCCATGTCCCAGTCGCCACCCCATCTTATCTTTAATCCCATCTGGCTTGCGATGCCAAGTACATAACCACCAAAGTAGTGAAACCTATCTCTATCTGTCCAATCTACCGGATACGGCGCAACATCCACAGCAATACTCGGATTTTTATTATGCTTACCGTTAGGGTACTTAACTTTACTATTTCCCTTACGGTACGCCTCGTTCTGTCTTTCTTCGCCGCGATGGCCTTCGATAATCGTACAATCATAATGCTTGACCACTTCTTCAAATAGTTTTACTAAACGCTTATCGCACGTGTCCAGTCTTGATTTACTTCTCTTGCTAAATCTAGGCATTACTTCTTTAATACTTTTCCCATGACATCTTCAAAGACTTCATAGATAGCAGAGATAATCTTCTCTTCTGTGTCCTCGTTGATGATTGGGACGTTTACGTTCTTGTTCAATTCATCAATAACTTTTTGTTTGTTCTCTTCATTGAATAGATATTCCATAACCATTTTCTGTAGCATATTAGCTCCTTATTTCATTTTTTATTTTTATTAACAAATACACTAAAGTTGCAACTGATACAGCCATCTGTAGTATCATTGGCAAGTTTGTCCACCATACTCCAACTCCTACTGCTCCGTTTAAAACAGCCTTTGTTGAATCTATCATAAAACTAACTCGCCTTTCCATTGATACGTCCTTTTAGGTACGCTAAGTCATCAGTTACATCATTTAATTCTTTTACGATATCCTCTCTATGCCGAGCACTTGTATCGTCTGACTTGTTCCATCTTTCAATAAGCTTAATGACAATACTTTCTACGTTTTCTACTGTAGATTCTATCTTAGTCATTTCTTGTCTAATGACATCCAAGTCTTCGTTTTGGGCTCGTTGGCTTTTCATAAGGTTCACTATCATCATTACAAATAGCGAAACTATGACACCAATGGCCCCGTACTCTGCATAGGTTTCAATCATTTCTTTTTCCAGCTTTTCCTTGCTTTAGCTTGTGCTTTCTTGTTTAATTCTCCATAGTGAAACAACTTTACACTGCTTTTGGAGTGGGTTTTACCAGAATGTAGTTGCCCATTAGGCATTTTATGTGAACCGCCCTTGTGGACTGTTCCATCTTTTTTGTAGTGTTTTACGCCCTTCATATTACGACCAAGGCTTTCCAGTTGCTTTTGTTGGTGTTTTCTTTTCTGCGATTTGTGCATCCAAACCTGCTTCAATCTTTGCAAGTTCGTCTTTACCTATTTTAGCTTCTACCCATCCTTGTACATCTTCTTCTGTGATGTCGGCATAAGCTGTAAAGTTTTCAGAGTCTGGTGCATCCAAACCCACAGTACCCATGCTTGATGCAGAGTAAGTAACCGCATCATCGCCTTCACCTACGACTTCTTGTTTGTAGAATGAGTAATGCACTGCTTTGCAAACGTCTGCTAAATCGCCTTCGCTTAACACTCTATCAATAGTATTAATTTTAGTTTCCATTATTCTTTTCCTCTTTATTATAAGGATATTTAGTATCTTCCTGTAAACCGTTCTTCAAAGCATCAATAAAAGCCTGTCTACCAAACTGTAATTGTTGCAAGTTAAATGTAGCGGTTTCTACTTTTCTATTTAAATCAGCAATATGAGACACCATTAACTTTTGGTTGTCTGTCATTGATTCAATCTCATACTCTTTGTCATCAAGAACTACTACTGACTTATTTTCTTTTTTATTTTCTTTTTTAGTCACGTTAACTCCTGTTACTTTTTAATTCCAAGCCGTTGCATTAGGCTTCTGTTCTCTTCTTCTAGTTTCTGTATATGTTGCGTTTCTATACCTTCTATAGATGCACTCATTACAGTAACTTTACTTTCTAAATCTTTTATTCTTCTATCTTGCTCCGCAAACTTCATTTGTGCCTGATACCAACTGCCAACCACAAGTGCAACAGCAACCATCGCTTTGATAAGGAAAGCAACCGATATGTGTATTTGAGCATCTTCACTAATTGCGTTTGGCATTTCTTAACTTTTCTACTTCTTTTTCAAGCACTCTAATTTTTTCATTCTGCCTTATATCAGCAGGTATTTCAGCATTTTGACTTTCTTTTGCATCTTCCACAATAGCTTCAATATGTTCTTCATTTATTCTTACTTGGTATTCAAGAAAAGATATGCGACCATTTAACTCCCCATAGCCCCAAACAAACGCTGATATTATCCCGACAATTTGAAAAATCATAGGGAGGCTAATGTTAAGACTTGAGTCTTGTCCTAAAGGTTTATTCATTTACAACACCCACAACAACAGCAACAATCATTCTTCATTTTTTATTTACATACTCCCAAGTATCGTGCAGTTCACAAAATCTTACGCTATCACTAAGATTCGTTACTCGATGTAGTGTATGAAAATGCTTTGCACCATTTACGTCCACAAGCATTAAATCTTGTGGTGGGTTTGAACAGCCTGATATTAGAATAAGCCATACGAATAGAACGAGCAGAACCCTAATTAGAACCATTGTTAATTCTCTGCATATTTAAATAATACGTTCCATCTACACTAGAGCTATCTAGCTGATATTGTATGCTCATTAATATACTGTCAACTTCAAACATAGTGCGTGATAAATCTCTGTTGATTTCTTCTCTACTTTTACCAACTCGTATATCTTCACAACTAAAAATGCTAATTAAAAAAGCTAATCCAAATCCAAGCAATACCATAAAGTGTAGTATTTTCGAGGCATCTGCCCATTCGTTTAGTTTTTTACGCATTAGCCACAATATAGAACACAAGATACAAGCTTGACACCTGTGTCGCTATTTCCTATCGTTACCTTACCTATTGTCTTGCTTCTAATAATATCATCATCCTGTACTTTGGCTGTTCCATCACCATTTGATTCTAATAAATCACCACCTTCACAAGCACCAGTAACTCTTATTTCGGTAGCTCCTAAAGCACTTATAGTTGCTTGTGTTCCTTCTCCTTCATACATACCATCCCAACCTGCAAACACACCATATACTCTGGTATCACCAACAACATCACTTACTTTAAACTTTGCAAGATGTCTTGTGTGTGTTTCATCAATAGTGGATAATACAGTGCCAATTTCAATATCATCTTCATTGTCTGTTGTTAAGGATGAATAGTGTGAACCAATAAAAGTGTTATAGGATACATTTCCACTAACAATAGTAATATTTCCAATACTGGTTCCATTATCTCTAAAATCAATAAGTGCATCATTACCAAAAACATCATCAACCATAACGCCCCACCTACCATTTTGTGTGTAGGCATTTATTGTTCCACCAATAGGTGTTGAGCCTCTTGCAACTGTAAGTTCTTTTCCTGTTGTTAGAACCATAGCGTTATTGCCATTAGTGTAAAAATTCATATCACTTGAAGTACCACTTGAAGCTATTCCTGTTTGGCTACCCCCAATATTAGTACCATCAAATATCAATCCTTTCTTAGAAACCATTACACCATCATTTCTGATTTCCATACGCAGTTGCACACCATCAGAACCTCTTGTGCCAAAATATAATGCTGACCTATCAGCACCTTCATTTCTACTTGCTACATAGCTTATACCAGAACTACCAGTTCTATGACTAAATACAACACCACAAGCTGAGTCATCTGTGTTGCTTGAGTTAGATATGATTGCACCTGCTATTGTACCTGAGTTTGTAAAGTCAAGAGCTGTATTATCTGATGTACCAAGTGAAAGCTGTTTTAAAGTAGAGCCTGCTGAACCTGTATCGTTGTCATTTATAAGTATCATTCCTGTTGAGCCAATACTCATTCTTTCAGCAAGGCTTCCTGCTTCTGGTTTTGTAGAGAATAATATTTCACCTCCAGAATCATCACCGCTGTTACTATCCGATGTTATTAAATTTGTAGTTACAGAAGCTATAGTTTTTCCATCTGCATCATTATTTGAAGCGTCTGCGTTATTTGCATTAGTAAATTCTATTCTTCCAACACCTTGACCAGTACCAGTCCTATCTGCGGAAAGTGTTAATATACCCGGACCAGTTGAACCATTTGTTACTGTTAAATATTTAGAATTAGTTGAACCATAAGCTGTGCTTATACGAGGACTTGTTGTTCCAATGCCTACATCGCCAGAGCTGTCTATACGAGCTTTTTCAGTTCCTGATGTAAAGAAACGCATAGCATCACTTGAATGAGTATATGCTACTATACCTCTATATGCTGCATCTCCAGAAGTGCCATCTGCAAAATGAATACTGCCACTAGAATCTGAATTAGAAAAAATAGTTAAACCTGTATTATCTCCACTTGCACCACTACCTATAACTAAATTATTACCCGAATCATTCATACTGCTTGGAGTAGTATAATTAATACCAACTAAACCTGAAGATAAAGACAATGTTGCTTTTTGTGTACCCCCTGCAAGTGTATACATATCAAAGTTTGAATCTTCACTTCCATTCGAAACATCAGTTAGTTTGCTTATTGCTAAAAACGCTTCCGCTTGATTACCACCATCATCATCAGCAAACATATAAATTCTACCAGCTTCATCATCATCTGCTGGTGAGCTTGAATCTTTAATAAATACTAATTCAGGTGCAGAGGCATCAGCGTTAGTATTTTTAATTGTAAGTTCAGGCTTTGCAGAGGTAGCTGATGTAATAGTTGTATCTCCAGTAACTGATAGCGCTCCAACTAAAGTAGCTCCTACTGTGCTTGTATTAACTGTAAATACAGCAGTGCCATCATTCTTTGATACTTCAAACGCATTTGCATCATCAGCAGCTGATGGAATTACCTCCACTTTGTTTGTTGCTAATTTTAATCCAAATGTAGTTCCGTTATCGCCGTCTTTTATAGTAACTAAAGTATTGCCGTTACCACCACCATCAGTATCGGTATGCAATAATTGTTCGTAACTACTTGCTATTGTTTGTCCGTTTAAGCTTGCCATAATTTTTTATCCTGTATGTTCTTCCCACTTAACATTGTCTTCTTCCCAGTTAAGTTGAGTGATATTCCAAATAACATCATATATTGACTTTAAAAAGTTTAGCCCTGTTCTTTTCCAACCTAAAGGCATACTATGCTTTCAATGCTACAATATTAGTAGCTGTTGTATTTGTTGCGTTTACAACGGTAGCTCTGACAGGTAATATCTGACCACTGGCTACGTTTTTAAATACTATATTAGCACCACTGGTAGCGCAGTCTAGGCTAATATCTCCGCCTACTCCTATGTAGAACGCTTCGTAGGTAGCTCCTAAAGAATGGTCTGAACCTCCATGTACTGCTGTTACCGCTAAAGCCGTACCGTACAACATCTTTTCCAATGCTGATTGTGAGGCTTCCGTTGCAACTTCTATTGCAGCTAGGTCTACATTTGCCGCTGTTGATAAAACCTCCAAAGCTGCTATGTCAGTTTTTATCGCATCTGTATCAGCATCCATACCGGTTAACAGCACTTCAATAGCTGCTAAATCCGTAACCGCTGGGTCATCAGAGGCTAACGTGACTCTCTGTACTCCAGCTGCTACTGCTCCAGCTCCACCAACAAAATCAGTTCCTGCTATATTAGCATTTACATTTAAATAGTTTCCGTCTACCGCATTGTCTAGTAACTCTACCGCAGTCTTAATTGCATTGGTATCGCTATCAATAGTTCCTAATAAAGTCTCTACTCCGTCTACGTGACCAATGATAGTAGCTTGATTAGCTGCCGTAGCTCCACCGGAAGGCAAAGCAGACGATACTATATCTACTTGCGTATGACCCGCTGCATCTACTAGAGGAACGGTACTTGTACCAGACCCATCGGCTGCTGTATTAGCGTATATGGTTACGCTATCATTTGCTTTGTCTAAAGCTACGTCTATTGCAACGTCACCACCTTCTGTCGTTAGCGTAACATTATCGACATCAACTTTTAACGCATCCTCACCTGAGTTCAATACTTTATTTAAAAGTTCATCGGTTTGATATTTTCTTACATCTGCCATAATAAAATCCTATAATTAAGTAAAGTCAGCCATCATTATACGCCTGTCTCCACCTGTTTTATCTCTTTTTTGCATACCGTTTCTCTTTACAGCTTCGTTATACTTTGCTTCGTGTACGCTTGCTAAATTTAAATTTACTCCTGCCGAACCCGCATCTCCCGTTTGACCAGCTCTATCTTGATATAATCGAGCTTTAACATAGTCAACAATCGCTGTATGAAACACATTGTCAACATCTGGTGTATCCGAAATAGCTGTTACTGCGTTGGGTTCAGCATAATAATGTATTAAAAGTCCGTTAGTAACAGACTCGTTTATTGGTTTATACTGCCCATACTTTTTATTGTATGAACCTGTTAACTCACCTTTAACAGTGACAACTGCAAGATGATTGCCTTTAATAAACCAAGCAATATAATCTTGTGGGTAATTGTATGTACTTGCCATTAGTCTATATCCATTGTTGGTATTTCTCCAGAAACTAAACGAGGTATCTTCACATACACATCGTCAGAATCTAAAAAATCTACTCTAAAAACTTTGTTTATCTCTACGCCAGCATTGGTGTCGCTTAAGGTGTACCACTGTTGGTCTGCTACTGTATTTGCCTTTGCATATTCCACTTTAGTATTGTACTTACCCATTTCTACCATAGCTTCGTTTATAAGGTTCATAATATACTTTTCTGGTGCGTCAGGAAATACTTGCCTAACTCTTGAAATAATTTCTTTTACCGTTAAACTATGTACAGCCATCAGTCAGAATCCTTTCCTAGTAAACCAATTTGTTCGTATGTCTTCGTTTCGTCTTCCCAGTTAACCACTACAGACTTCCAACTGCCGGGTAATTTCCAATCAGTAGATGTATCCAAGGTAACTCCACTCCAAGATGGGGATGTATTAAGAGTTGTTAGCGTCCATGATGGAGAAGTGTTGAGGGTAACCAAAGTCTTGGCCATTAATTACCTCTCAATATCTGCAAACCTTTATCGTAGTCTGCTTGTAATTTTGCTTGTTGACTTTGATACCAACCATATTCTGTTGAATCTACTTGCAGTCTTGCTTGAGCTTCATTTGCATAACCTTGAGCTGTATTTAAATAGCCTTGAATAGCGTTAAATTTTGCACCTACAAAAGAAGACCTAGCATTTACCTCGGTAGCATAGCCATTTGCCTGAGCAATATAACCTTGAGCCTCTTGAAGGTACGCATTTCCAGCGTTTATTCTTGCCTGAGACTCTTCTCTTTTAGCTTGAGCTTGCTGTAAATGAGTTTGTACAACTTTTATTTGACCATCAGCTTCAGCTAAAGCAGCATTTACTTCTTTTACTCTCATGTCTCCAATAGAAGTCCATTCTTGAAGATGTATTTGCGCTCTTTGTAACTCTAAGCTTGCTATTGATAAAGCAGATTGTACTAACTCTGTATCCTCAGCTGCTTGTGCACCAAACGCATCAGTTGTTGTAGAAGGTTGATTGCCATTAACAATATCTGACACTTTATCAACAGCGTCTTTTACTCTAGTTAATTGAGAATTTGCTGTTAAAAATGTATCTTCATCTCCAAATACAGAATCAGAGTCTGCGGATAAAAACTTATCTGCTGCTGTAGCCGCTTGAGCAACAGCTGTTATTAATAAACCGTAAGCCGTTACAACTTCTGCTTGACTATCTACCTCACCTAAATCTAATAAACCATCTGTTTTGTCAAACTCAGCACTTGCTTCTACTATAATATCATCTACCTTGTCTAACTCTGTTTTAATAGCATCACAAGCAGTTTCAAATTCTCCAGAATTATCTGTTTGACTTACTATTTCAGCAACTTCTACTTTTGCTAATCCAACTTCTGTTTTTATAGCAGTTAAGGCAGTGGTAATATCTGAATTACCATGTTTATTAACCATGAGTTGATTTAATGCTTTTATAGCTCCATACAACGTCACTAGATATTCATACTCATCTGGAAAGTTTGTAATCGTTGATATACCACTAGCATCTAACGGAGAGGATTGACTGTAAGTTGGTACAGAAACCATTAATCCATTGCCGTTTGGAAATATATTTATCTTGCCATCTTGTATGTAGTAAGCAGGGTCAGATGTTGTAGCGTGCTCCATATCAGAAGAGTCTTGTATCCTGCCTCTTTTATAAGCAGGAACCTGTCTGCAAGGCTGGTCAATAGTACCGTCATTTCTCAGTACATAAAGTATCTTGTGCCCTTCGGATGTTGTAGTTCCATCCGTTACTGCTGTTTCTTCTGCCACTCTTTCCATAACATTGCGAGGCATTGAGTTTATTACTTCGTTTGCCCCTTCTGTTATGAATTGGTCTAAAGCAGCCTCGTCACTAAATGAGCCAACTAAGTCTTGTATTTGTGCACTAAATGTTGCCATCTAATACTCCACCTTTTGATTTAATGTCGTCACCTATCGTTGTCTCCGTAAAGTTTATTTGGTCTTTACGAATAGCGGTTGCAAAGTTTGTATCCCTAACAATAACATTAGGAGTGTACATAGGTTGGCTTGCACGTAGGCCACATGACCTACAATAAAACCAACCACCTTCATTATCAGCTTTACAATGCTGACAACTCACTAAGCACCACCGACAACCAATGTCATAATTCTATCACCAGCTAATGTAGCGTGTGTAATAGAAATTACAGCATTATCTGTAGAATCCAATGATGCTACATAATCTTTTATATCGCGAGCCATAGTTCCAGCATCGCCAGTTTCATCTCCGGGATTACCGGGATGAATAAAAACTTTTACTTTTACATTTCCATATGCAGCCATATTGTTCCTCTTTTAATTTTAATTCTTTGGATATTCGGGGCTAAACCTTTATACGAATAGCCCCACAGAAATCCAATCTGTTGTCTTTATATGTTCAGACTATGAAGTAGTAACTGCGTCATCTATTGCAGACATACATTCTGCTACGTATTCACCACCGGTAAACATTATATTAATGTAATCACCTTTTTGTGCTGTAGCTCCAACTATAACATTAGATACCTGAGTACCCGCTGTTGAGTTAGATGCATTTCCGCCTGCGTCTTTCATTACCATGCTTATAATTGCACTACCAGCAGCGATTGTAATAGCATGACCGGGTGTCTCTTCTTCTACAATAAACTTGTAGTGACATCCATCAACGCCAGTTGAAGCTGTTGGAAGTGTAATACTGTAACCACTACCAGTAGAGTTGGAAAGCATAAATACTTTTCCACTGTCAGCTTCTGTTAGGGTACGTGCTACGGTAATCGGTTCTATCTTTTGTAGAAATCCGCCTTTACCACTATTCTTTTCTCTTGTTGCCGCTCTCATTATTCATTACCTCCTAGATTAAGGTGCTGTGTAAGCAGATTCAAAGTTAAACAAAGCGTGTGCTTCAGGAAGAGAAACTTCAAGACCAGCTTCTGTAAGAACCATGTCTTTACGTAAGTCTTCATCTGCACTTTGTACGTTTGTCATAATATGAGTGTCTCTGTTTACGCCATTACCAACTAGAGGTCTGTAAGCTACTTGGTCAAGGTCAACAAGACACATGAATCCAGCAGCAAAGCCTCTGAATAATGGTTCTTTTACAAGGGTAAGGTCGCCATGAATGGTCTCAACTTTCATTACCTTGTGACCATATACTCCTCTTTCCTGCGCCATCAATGGATGTGCAGCAGAGTATGCACTAGATAGGAATGTTGAAGAACTTGCCAACTTGTTAAAGAACGTAATAACTGGTAGCGAGCAAAGAGCTAACTTTGCACCTGAACCACCGCGAGCAGGGTCAAATACAACTTCTAAGTCTGCAAGTAATGCGTCATAGGTAAACTGTGAATCATCTCTAGTTGAGAAGTATCCTTTGTCTTCAGTATAAGATAACTGTGCGTTGTCTTTTACTTGAGACTGTGAATTTTTCACAATACTACCAACGATACCATCTGAATATCCGATACCATTAACACTACCACCTTGACCGAAAAGCATTGCTCTTTCGATATCTACTTTGTGCTCTCTTAATTTAAGATTCCAAATTCTATCGAACTCACTTGCGTATCCTCTGTAAACGGTAGCTCTTGCAGAATTAGTTAATTCACAAGAGGTCTTGAATATCTGAGTGTATCCAATACCGTTGTCGAGTTCACGAGAGAATGAGTCAGGAGAACCTGAACCTTCTTCAAAAGCACTACCAATAACAGTACACTTCGTTTGGTCAGCGGCTGCTGTTGTTGAGCCAGTTGCCGCAGAAATTGTGCGACCTGTAAAGGTTGTTGCACTGCCAGTGTCTACTGGAGAGCTTTCAATACGTACAATAGCTGTCTCAGGCTCTTTGGTTGATGCGTTTGTTTCACCAACAGCAAATACCATACCTTTAATTAGGAAGTCTACTGACGCTTCGCCATCTGTTTCTACCGTGTAAGTAAGTGTACTTCCAGCAGCAGGAACAGTGTGAGCATCTGCAAGCTGGAAACTTCTATCAGTCATATCAATCTTGTTTCTGTCTTTCAGCCACCTAAACTGTGGGTCGTCCGTTGGAACTTTGGCTACCTTGGATAAGTAAACAAAAAATGGTGATTCTTCTGGAGCGAGGTCTGCTACTCTATCACTAAAGTTAAACAGTCGTCTCGAAGGAATCGTACTGTCGATTACCGCACCGGGGTCTCCAACCTTCAACGGATGAGGATTATTATATGCCATTATATAATTCCTTCCATTTGTTAGTTAATTAAAGTACGCTATTTCGACTTCCCGCTTTTACGATACCATCCCAAATTTTACTTTCTTCAGTCTTAGGAGAGCTAGGTGCTCCACCTTGAAGAACGCCAGCCGTTCTTGGCTGTTCTTGAGCTTGTCGTACAGCTTGAGCAGTCTCTGGGCCGTTTCCTTTATTCTTAACGTCCCGAAATAGCTTCACCAGATTTGATAACCCAACAGACTCTTTTGGTTGTGTAACAAAGCCCATAAACTCTTTGACATCAGTGTCAGAAAATTTGTAGGTATTACGTAACTCATTAACAGTATTGTTGTATGTTATCTCCTCTTGCATTTGTTGCTTTTGTTGCGCCATCGCATTGTCTACTACATCTTTGGCAAGCTGCATCTCTTGATTTAGCCTGAACTTGAAAGATGGTGACTCTGGATTATAATACGCATCCCAAGGGTTAAAATCTTCCGCTTTTAAACCGGGTTGATTGTTTTGCTGAGGTTCTGCGGGACGATTCATATTTTCTTGTAAGACGTTCACTAAATCAGGTCTGTTTTCTAAAAGCTCACCAAGTGGCTCTAGTCTACGAAGCTTATCAATTTCAGCTTGTGACTTATCGTACATTGACTGAAACTTCTTTGCTTCTACTTCCCATTCATTTAGAGGAACCGTTTCGCTTTCAACGCTTTGCTCTGGAGCAGAATAATCCACTTCGTCAACTGCGTCAACTTGTGGTTGTGCTTCTGCAACATTTGCTTCAGTATCGTAAGCGGCGTTGGTCTCTTCTCTTACTTCTGCTATGATGTCGTTACCTTGATTTGCTAAACCATCAGCGGTTTGCATGGCCTCTGTCTGTGTATTGTCCATTGTATCTCCTTAATAGATGTCTCTACGCTTCTGGAGCAGAACTAGCGTCTTTTCTAACATTTGCTAATTTCTCCGCTTCGAGCTTCACCTTTGTTTGTAGATTGTTTAATTGAACTCTCCTATCAGCTTTGGCGTCTGAAGCGATATCTTGTAGTCGAGATTTAAATTTCTCAACCTCGACACGTTTTCTATCGCTAACAGACTCCCTTTGGGCAGTCTGGAGGTCACCCTCCAAATTCTTTATTTGTTCTTCCATTGCCTGTATCTGTCTTTGCATCAATGCTCTTTCTTCAGTACGGCGCATAATACCTTCCTTATCAAATATCTCTGGGTTCTTTTTAAGCACTTCTTGCTTATCTACGATACCCATACGGAACGCTTCCATATAGACACCGAGCTCAGCCCATTTGTTTGTTGGCAATGTAGAACCGGGTTCAATGCGAATATCATGCTGAGCTAAGTTATGTCTTTCTTTCTTAATGTCAAGAATAGTACCAACATTATCATCGTACATATTGACTGTAGCTTCTGTTATATCGTTATTCGCACTGATTAGTCTAAAAATCTTTTTGTATGTGTAATGTCCTTTGGACAAATTGTACAACACCTGACCAAGACGATTGATACTAAACTCAATATCTCTGAGTTTTGACTTTGGTCTTTCTGTTCCAAGTGCAATCATACGCTCTGTACCGGCAACGGTCTCAGGTGCTTTATCAGAAAATCCGTGCATCATCTCCGGTAGTCCAAACGTAAAGTCTATATAAAACTCACACTGCTGTATCAATCTGTAAAACTCAGAGGCTAATGGTTGGGGAGCAGGAAAGTGTGGCTCGCCTTGCGTAGAGTCAACTTCTATTACTGCATTAGGATTAGCCCAGTCTCTCTCTAACTGGCCAATATCCTCAACACTACCTAGTGGAACTAATAGCTTGAGTCCACCAGACGCTTGAGCATGGGAAACAGCAAGTGACCAAAGTTTATTAAGAAGACGTTGCATTGGTCTAGCACGGGATACATCTGACTTTGGATACGGTGTTTCTGTAAATATGTTTGGCAAAGGTACGATTGGGTAATGGTCTGTGTTAAGAATTGTTTCATATAATACTATTTGACCAATACTAGCACAAACCTTGACACGTGTTTGCTGTATTGGTATTACTTCATATTGACTTGCTTCTATTTGCTCTCTGTTATTTTCTACGAACTCTTCGTATTCAGCTTCACTTAGTACAGTCTCTTCACCATTCTGCATATCAATGATACGATAGAATGTAACTTTTGTTTTGTAGAATCTTTCAAGTATCTGATACTTGCTTCTCTCGTAGTATTCTAGTTCCTTTGTTTCCGCAGGCGTATAAACTTTGCGACTATTATTATTCATCGCATCAGGATAATCTTCTTCAAGATAGGTCTCTAGGTCTTGAATGATTCCTGCCTCCATCTCTCCTGTCTCTTCATTCTTCTGCTCTGCTAATTCTGGGTAGAGGTTAGTAACCTGTTCACCTGTAAGTATAGTAGAAAGGATAACGCTCTCGGCGTCATCGTACCATCGGTTGCGCGTATTAGGGGAAACATAGACCCTGAAAGGATTTACATATGTGAACTTTACATCACCTCTACCGAAGTCTGACTCTGGGTCAACGTAACAATACAGATAACCCATACCTGTTGTTGCGTAATCGTGAATGGCCTGTTTTAGTTGCCAGTCACCATTTGACTGTCCCCAGATAAAACCCATAATAGTTCTCCATAATGAAGCAACTTTTACATCTGAGTCTTCTCTTGGGGTAATTGTAAAAGCCGGTGAACGAGATGTCAACACCGCTTTGAATTTTTCTATTGCTGGCCCAATCCTGTCCATAGGGACATCGGCTTGATTGCGAGCCTGTAAATCATCTACCTCTGCTGCGGTAAAATGATTGCCGTGATAAAAGTCTATATCATAACGAGATTCTGTATCCCAACTCTGCCTTGCATCTCTATACCTTCTATACAGCTCTTGGTTGTAATCAGCTCGTTTATCTTTTTCTAATACCATTAATTATTTTCGTTTCCTAGTCTTTGTACTAATACTCTGTTAATTAATCCTTTAACCGATGGATTTAATGTTTCTGGAGCAATCATCTTTCTTTGTAGTAATGCTCCTTGTCTTTGAGACAGTGGCGTTGCAAAACCAAATGCTGACATATAGGCCTCTGAAAGCTTTGGAACTTTTCTTTGAGACATAATCATCATACCGTCTTCTTCAGATATGGTAGTGTTATATGTGTCAGGCTTTACAGGACGCACTCTTTTTTCATTTTCAAGCAATGACATAAAGTTTGCCATTTGCTCTCTCTCCATTTCAGCTTCTTCTTCTTCTGTCGCTGCATAGTTCATAAACGCTTCAAACTCCGGTCTACTAACAGAGCCAGAAGGCATACTTGTTACTTCACCAAAGTTTCGTAAACCCATGTCAGATGCCTTAACCTGACCGCCTTCTTGCATTGGCATACGCTGTCTTGATGGTGGTATCTTAGACTTTTTCATTCTTTCTAATAGTCTTTTTACATCAGCGTCAGTATCCATAGGCTGTCCTGTAAATGGATTTAAACTTCTGCGATACTCTAAAGAATCCATAAATGATTCAAAGTTTTCCTGAGCTTGTTTTTCTAAATCTTTAACGCTGTAAGCAAGTGAATCTGGTGGGCCAAAATAAACATTAGGATTACGCATCTCTTGTTGTTTGCGTGGTTGTACTTGGCCACCCTCTTGATACATTCTAGGATTCATGCGTTGCATGGGGCTAAAATTCATAGCAGGATTCATAGGTCTTTGCATACCTACCATGCCACCCATTTGCTTTATATCTTTTTTATTGTAAATGTTTAACAAATCATCAAGAGCGCTACCGTACTCATTTTGCAAATATTTCATTTCTGCATTACGTCTTACTCTATCTTCATTTGATGAATAAATACCTAATGGATTTTGGCTTCTTTTTAAAAATTTACTAAATCCTGTTTTGTCTAATAGTTTTTTTCTGTTGTCTGTATAAAATTTATCTGATACTTTATCCATAAAAACAGCTCTAGCGCTATCTTCTGGATTAGAATACATGGCCATACTGTATTTATCAGAGCTATCAAAATCTTCAGGAGAAGTGTTCATTAATGCAAATTGTTCGTTTAAAAAATCTCTAAAACTTTTCTTATTAGAAAAAGAAGGAACACTCCCGCCTTCCTGCATCTTGCCCATAGCTTTAGCTATTGCCATACCGCGTTTGCGTTCGTACTCTGATATTTTACCATCTCCATCTAGGTCTGATTTCTTTTTATCAAAACCAGTGCCTTGATTGTACATTCTACGACTGTGCACTTCTCCACCATCTTCGTACTGTACCATGCCGCCTTGTTGCTTTTCTGGAGCTAGACTTCTTAACAAATCAAATATATTGTTAGGTTGTTGTGCTCTTTTTTCTAAGGCTTGCATTATGTTTTGCATTTCAGGTCTATTTTGTAGGTTGTCTAGCTCTGAAAGTTTTTCCATTTGCTCTGCGTCTGAGCCCCTGAATTGAGATTTTAATACAGGCTTTGAAACAGTAACTCCAAAATTACCCTTATTACCATCTGGAGTTTGCAAGCTTACCCTTGGAAGAACGCTACTTTCTTCTGGGTTTAAAGAAGAACCTAAAAGCTCTGCTTGCTTTTCTAATCTATTTTTAAGTATTGCATCATTTATAACTCCCAACAAACCTCTTCTACCAGAGCTTGATGGTAGTTGTAATCTAGTAAAGGTTTCTTCTTGCCTTGGGTCGTACCCTGTTATATTCAAGACTCCACCTTCTTGATATACAGGTGATTTAGGTTGAGCTATGCCGTTTTGCATAGAGGCAGAGGCAATCAACGCATCAATGGAACTATTACCATTCTGCATTTGTTGTCTATCTCTACCTACTTGTGTGATTTGCTGTAGTACAGGCAGGTAATCAGGTACTGCCTCTTTTGGGATAATGTATTCTCCACCTTCTAGTTCTACGTCTGGGCCGTTGGCAACCGAAGCTGGAACCCCACCGTCTGCGTGGGATGGGCCTCTTACGAGACCGTAACTTGGGAATCTTCCCTTACTTGTATTAGCCATATGGTATGTGGATTTATAGCTTTATGTTTATAAACAGTCGGTGAAGATATTCTTCACACTCTACATAAT